TTGTATAGGAAGCGTTACGACGTTTCCTTAGTTTTACAAATACCGCCCATATGGGCGGTTCAATTAGACAACTCCATTTTGTCGGCTGCTTGCAAGCGGCTTCAAAATTTCATTCCTCCTTAAGCGGAACTTCGGGCGGGTATTATGCAAGCGATATCCGCCCGAGTCCTGCAACACAGCGCTTTGGTGTAAGGGCAGCACATCAGATTTTGGCTCTGATAGTGTAGGTTCAAATCCTGCAAGCGCCGCCAATTTAACTTTTTGCGTCCCGTATAGGGGCGCTATTTTTATATGTAAAGGATGTGGGTAACATAGCTCAAAACTCAATAGGTCGCTCTAAATCGACCTCTAAGAAAAAGAAAAAGCCCGCGTCGTCTAATGGTCGAACCGAGTTCTACTGCACTATGTGCGGTAAAAAATACACGAAGCTTACTGGTAACTTTTATAGATCACAGTCCCCTATTCATGTTGGCAACGACGGGTTTATCCCCGTGTGTCGCTCGTGCGTCGAGGAGCTGTTTGAATTGTATACCGACGAACTTGGCTCAGAGATGGAGGCGACGAAGCGTCTATGTCAGAAGTTCGACTGGTATTTCTCGAAAAGGATATACGATGCAACTGAGAAGAGTTCAGCGTCGTTCAGCCGTATGAGCTCATATGTGTCTAAAATGTCCTTGCGTTGTTATCAAGGTAAAACTTACGACGATACTATACGCGATGAGGAAACTGTCATTAATGACGTAGAGGATTTAAAGAACAATAGTTCTGAAATCAAAATAAAGCAGAAGACCTTGGCGTTCTTCGGTGGCGGATTCGAACCTGAAGAGCTTAAGTTTCTTCAGGAGCAATATGATGACTGGACTTCGCGGCATGAGTGTTCTACTAAATCTCAGGAAGAGGTCTTCAAGAATCTGTGTATCGCACAGCTTAATATTCTGAAAGCCCAGCAAGGCAAGGGGTCTATGAAGCTTGTAGAGGCACTCAAGGTATTCCAAGACCTCCTTGGCACGGCAAACTTAAAGCCAAGTCAGAATAACGAAAACGCTATGGTTGAGCAAAACACCTTTGGCACTCTTATTAAGAAGTGGGAGAATGAACGCCCCATTTCAGAGCCACTCCCCGAATGGCAGGATGTTGATAATATTCGCAAGTATATAACGGTATATTTTTTGGGACATCTTTGCAAGATGTTGGGAATACAGAACAAATACAGTGCGGCTTATGAGGAAGAGATGGCGAAATATCGCGTTGAAATGCCTGAATATGAAGGTGACGACGACGCACTGCTGGACGCCATTATAAGTGACGGTGAAGATTATGGCGACACGGAATAAGCTCAGCGATCGCGAGTTAGCCAACGATAAGGCTAAACGAATTATGAACGGCGTGGACGCATGGTGTTCGTTCTATAGGGCTAATCCTCACCGTTTCTGCTTGGATTATCTTAATATTAAGCTTAAGCTCTTTCAGCAGATAATCTTGTATATGATGAACTGGTACGACCATACAATGTACATCGCCGCAAGAGGGCAGGGAAAAACCTTTCTGGTCGCCGTGTTCTGCTGTGTGCGTTGTATTTTGTACCCCGGTACAGCTATCTGTATTGCGTCTAAGACCCGTGGACAGTCCGTCGAGGTCTTAACGAAAATACAAACGATTCTTATGCCCAACTCCGCTAATCTTCAGTTAGAGATAGAGCCGAAGGGCATAACAATAAATCAGTCCAAAGCGGAGATTGTGTTTAGGAACACATCCCGTATATTCGTCGTAACTGCAAACGATGAAGCTCGACACAACAGAGCTAATATTAATATCTGCGATGAGTTTCGCATGATACCGCTTACTATTATGCAAACGGTTCTCAAAAGATTTTTGACGGCTCCGAGAAGTCCGGGATATCTCAACAATCCCAAATATGCACATTTAACGGAGAGAAACAAAGAAATTTATCTCTCGTCTGCATGGTATAAGTCACATTGGTCTTTCGGCAAGCTTCAGGCATACGCGAAGAATATGAGTGACGATCAGCGCAAATATTTCACCTGCGGGCTTCCCTATCAGCTTTCGATAAAAGAGCACCTGCTTGACAAGAATCAGATAGCGGACGAACTTTCCGAGGGCGACCAGTCAGAGACGACGTTCGGTATGGAAATGGAGTGCTTGTGGTTCGGAGATACGGACGGCTCGCTGTTCTCTTACGATGATATAGCTAAAACTCGTCAGATAAAGCAAGCCATATATCCCGACTATATCAGCTCTCTTATACCTAATTATAAACAAAAGATACCTCCGCTCGCATTTAATGAGAGGCGTGTTCTTTCTGCTGACGTTGCGCTGTTGGCTTCTAAGAAACAAAACAACGACGCCGCGTCTATATGGATTAACAGGGCTATACCTAATTCAGAAAATAGATACATCAGCAACCTTATATATACGGAGAATCACGAGGGACTTCACACGAACGACCTCGCTTTGCGTATACGCAGGTTGTACGAGCAGTTCCACTGTACCGATATAGCTCTCGATGTTAAGGGTCTTGGTATAGGCGTGTACGACGCTCTCGTTCGCGATATATATGACCCAGAATACAACATCACCTATCCGCCACTTAGTTGCTGTAACGACGATGTGTATGCAGCTCGTTGCACAGATAGAGAGGCTAAAAAGGTCATTTGGGCGATACAGGCTACAAGTCAGTTTAATAATGATATGTATCTTGCGTTGCGTGACGGCTTCAAGCAGAATAAGATTAAACTCCTTAGTTCCGAAAATGACTTCTACGAACTTCCGAGAGGTATTGTTCAAGCCATACTTGACGACGCTGAGCTAAAGCGTAAAGTTCTGCTTCCATATATTCACACAACGCTTTTTATTAACGAAATAATAAGCCTAAAGTACACACCTACAGGTACTTTAATAAAAGTCAAAGAGCAGTCCGGTATGAGAAAAGACCGAGTGTCGTCGGTCGGCTACAACTATTGGGTTGTTCAAGAGCTTGAGAGAAAGCTTAAGCCCAGCAACAAACCACCCGAGCGTAAAGTGTTTGCGTTCAAGAAACCTATTATTAAATAAGAAAGGAGACGCGAAGTGGCAAAAAAGAAAGAAACTGCTCCGCCGCTCTCGCCTGAAGAGCAAAAGAAAGTCGATCTTGAAGCGGCAAAGGCGGAGTTTCATAAAGCTCTTCTGTATGCACAGAAAATAGCTCAAAGGAATATAAGCAATCCTGCGTCCTCACAGCAGAGCCGAGGTCAATCGTACTCCACCTATACAAAGGAAAATATTCTGACGTGGCTTAAAAACCCGTCAACAAACGCAAAGAGTCTTCGCAATGCGTCGATGTATCTTTACAATGCTTCGCCGCTGTATCGTCGCCTTATTAACTATCAAGCAAATATGTGGCTGTGGGATTATGTGCTTTACCCCCTTGGATATGATGAGTCTAAGATGAAAGCTAATAATCTTCAGAAGCAATATCTCGCTGCGGCTAAAAAGTGCGAGGTTTGGAATCTGAAGAACGAGCTTTCCAAGGCTGCCGTGAGTGCGGTACGCGAGGGAATCTTCTTTGGCGTGTCGTGGGAGTCTGGCGATTCGTTCTTCATTCAAAAAATCAACGCTGATTATTGCACTGTTGAGGCTATCGCTGACGGCACTTATCTCTATACAGTTGATATGTCTCAGATTAAAGAGGACGAGCTTGGATTTTATCCACCCGAGTTTACCAAGATGTGGAACGCCTATAAATCTGATGGCGTTAAGAGACAGTTCGTCCCCGAAGAGATATCTTGGTGTCTCCCGTTCTGCACCGCAGACGGCGACCAAGGTGCGTTCATACCGCCTTATGTTGGTTGTCTTCCCGACCTGTTGGATATAGAGAATTATAAGGCGTTGCAGGAGACGGCTACCGAGCTTGCTAATTATAAGGTGCTTGTCGGCAGAATTGACCTTGATAGTCAGGGAGCGCCGACGATAGATTGGAATTTGGCAATGCAGTATTACACTCACCTCTGCAATGCGCTTCCTCCGCAGGTTGGCGCGGCTGTACTCCCGTTCAAGGTCGAGGATTTCAACTTCGATCAAGACAGAGGTATAAGCACAGTCGATATTGTTACCCGCTCGGTCGAACAGTATTGGGAGAACTGCGGTTCAAACAGCGTTCTTCACGGCGGTAAAACAGATACATCGGGCGGTATGAGCCTTGCTATAACCACCGACTCTGAGCTGTTGCTTGGATTCTTAGGCAACGCACAAAGACTCGTCAACAGACATCTTAAATATCTCAGCGGAACTATCAAGTTCCAAATACAGTTCTTGTCAACTACTATCTACAATCGCAAGGATATCGTTGGTATATATAAGGAAGCGGCTACATATGGCGTAACTCCCAG